CAAGGGGGAGGGAATTGTTTTAGGGGCACAGCGCCGCCGTGGGGGCCTCCTGAACCAGCGCAGGCACATTAAGAGCTCAATGCGTAAGGAGACCGAGAAGGGCCTTATGCCTGGCTACACGGACTGGAGAAGGCGTGACAAGCTTAGTTGTGGTTTGACCTTGGTTGAGTTGCTCAGGCACGTCACAGGGATCATTGAGTATGTTTACATCTTAGAGAAGGCAGGGAAGAAGCCAACACGCTACGTTACGGCGTCGAAGGGGACCCTTGACTGGATTGAGAACTACAATGAGGACAAGGAGCTTTTCGAGCCCTTTTGGTTGCCCACGTCTGACGCGCCGTTGCCTTGGGACTCAATCTGGGAGGGGGGCTATGACACGGAGGGCACAGCGCTGCCTAAGTTGCCCTTCATTAAGACGTCCAACATGGACTTCCTTCGCACAATTGAGAACGACAAGCTCGAGACGCCTATGGAGGCCTGTAACCTGATCCAAGGGACGCCCTGGGTAGTCAATCCGAACGTGCTGCGTGTTGCTAAGTGGGCCTGGAAGAACAATGTGGAGGTGGGGTCCATGCCCAGTAAGGAGGACGAGCAACTCCCAGAGATCCCGAACGACTTCCATGAGAACGAGGACAGCAATCGCAAGTGGAGGCAGACTGCGGCAGGGATCTATGCACGGAATGCCAGCACCAAGTCCAAGCGGCTGCTGACCAGTAAGATTATCTTCACGGCTGAGAAGCTATCGGCCAGTCGGTTCTTCTACCCGAGTCACTGTGACTTCAGGGGCCGTGTGTATAACATTGCGTCATCGCTGAGTGTCATGGGCAACGACCTTTGCCGGGGGCTCCTACAGTTTGCCCGGACAGAGCGGCTAGCGAACGACCAGGACGCCAAGTGGCTTGCGGTGGCTGGGGCGAACGCCTGGGGGAACGACAAGGTCACACTGGACGAACGGTGGAAGTGGGCTGAGGCGTTCACCAAGGACGCCATCAAGATTGCCAAGAACCCTGAGCGTGAGTTGTTATGGACTGAGGCAGACAAGCCTTGGGTTTTCCTTGCGTGGGTTAATGAGTGGGCAGCCTACAAGCTCAACGGGAAGGTCAACAGTGCGTTCCCGGTGAACATGGACGCCTCTAACAATGGCCTCCAGATTCTCTCGATGCTGACGCGTGATCCGTATGGGATGGAGGCGACGAATGTTTTACCAACAACAACGCCTCAGGACATCTATGGGGTTGTTGCTGTTAATGCCCTTAAAAGCCTAGAGGCCCTTGCCGCTACTGGTGACGAGTTGGCGCGTGCTTGGGTGAGCTTTGGGATTGACCGCAAGACGTGCAAGAGGCCCGTCATGTGTTATAGCTATGGGCTGACTCCGTATTCTAATCGTGCCTACATCAACGAGTGGTATGACGAACAGATCCACGGCAAGAAGCGCGCCAAGCCTTTCCCTGACGACAAGCGCTACTACGCGATCCACATGCTTGCTGAGCACGTATGGCGTGGCATTGAGTCGGTCCTTCAAAAGCCCAAGGAGTGCATGGACTGGTTCCAGGCGTGCACCAGGCTGATTGCCAACCAGAATCGTGCCTTGTCGTGGGTGTCTCCTACTGGGTTCCCAGTGCACCAAGAATACTACAAGGTCCACAACCAACAGGTGAACACATATATCTCTGGGAAGGCAACGTGCGTAAAGTTCCGTGAGGACGACGATGAGATCATCAGCCGGAGACGTATGGTCAATGGTGCCAGCCCTAATGTCGTCCATAGCCTAGATGCGTCAGCACTCCACGAGACGATAGTGCGTGCCAACAAGAACCATGGGATCTATGACTTTTCGTTCATCCATGACAGCTATGGCACCCATTCGAACAAGTGTGACCAGCTTTCTTCGACATTGCGTGAAGTTTTTGTTGACTTCTTTTCTCGTGATCTATTGAGTGAATGGCGCACGCAGTTAACGGAACAGCATCCAGATTTAGATTTCCCTGTGCCACCAGAGTTTGGTGACGCTGAGATAAACAAGATAAAGGAGTCAACATACTTCTTTAGTTAACCAAAAACAACAAAACCAAAAAAGAACAATGAGTAAAGTAATAGTAACACCCGTAGGGAAGGCCGTATATCCACACCTTCAAAACCCAGACACTCGCTTCAATGATAACGGAGTATACCAGTGTCGATTGCACGTTGATGAGGCTGGCTTCACTGAGTTTAGCGCCCAGGTTAATGAGCTCTATGAGAAGGCGTATAAGGCTGAGTGTGGCATCAAAGACGCTAAGGTCAAAAAGGCAGAATCATTCCCGCTCAGAGTCACCGACGAGGGTAGCTTTGAGATCTATGCCAAGCAGGAGGCGCTGAAGCAGACGAAGACTAAAGGCCTCCTTCAGTTCCGTGTCGCGGCTTATAACGCCAAAGGGACTAAGATCCAAATGCCTGCGGTTGGTTCTGGTTCGGAATTGAAGATGGCAGTTGAGCCACACTTCTGGAATGTCTCGAGCCAAGGCTTTGGGATGACGCTGCGCTTGCGTAGTGTTCAAATCATTGCCCTAAAGGAGTTCTCAGCCGATGACACACCGTTTGCTTCTGTTGATGGTTTCGCTGGTGGGGAAGCTTTCACCAATGAGCTTACCAATGATGAGACGCCGCAGGTATCCAAAGAGGCCAACGACGACGCCTTTTCGTTCTAAACTCGAGGAACGTGTAGCCCTGGTCCTTAAGGGGGCCGGGGTTGAATACACCTACGAGAGTCAGAAGCTAAAGTTCACGAGGCCCTGCACCTATACGCCTGACTTCATACTGCCTAGTGGCATTATGTTGGAAGTTAAAGGTTACTTTGAGCCCTCGGATAGGACCAAGCATTTATTAGTCCGCGAGCAGCACCCTGACGTTGACCTTCGTTTTGTGTTTCAGAACGCAAACCTACGTCTCAACTCAAAGAGCTCTACGACCTACGGTGACTGGTGCGATAAGCATGGATTCTTGTGGTGTGCACAAGCAATACCAAAAGAATGGCTGAACATACCGCCTTGTTGAATCATCAACCCTGCCCCGATTGTGGGAGCAGTGACGCATTAACAATAAACGAAGACAACTCCACTAAGTGCTTTTCTTGTGGGGTTTTTAAACCGGGAGACTCTGAACAACCTCCTATGATAGTAATGGACAACACGAATAAAACTACGCCCTTTATTGAGGGTGACTACCAAGCCCTCGAATCCCGAGGCATCGACGAAGCTACCTGTCGTAAATACAGGTATCAAGTTGGTAACCACAATGGCAACAAGTGCCATATTGCAAACTACTACGACATTGACGGGCAGAAGATTGCCCAGAAGTATCGCTATGCTAGTAAAGAGTTCCGGTGCTCAGGGAAGCCTGACCACTTCTTCGGCCAGAACATATGGGCTAACCCAACGCCTAACTTTAAGGTTGTTGTTACTGAAGGAGAAATAGACGCCATGTCAGTCGCGAGTGCAACCGGGGGGAAATACCCAGTTGTTTCACTTGGCGCTGGCTCACAGTCTGCCAAGGCAATGTTCAAGCGTCACCTTGAGTGGCTCTCGGGCTTCAAGGAGGTAATCCTTATGTTCGACATGGACGAGCAAGGCCGTAAGGCAGTTGAGGAGGTGGCTCATTTGTTGCCTGCTGGTAAGTGTAAGGTGGCCCATTTGCCCCTGAAGGACGCCAACGATTGTTTAGTGAATGGGCAGAAGTCAGCCATCATCAATGGGATCTTTGACGCTAAGCTTTGGAGGCCTGATGACATCCTGGCAGGCGCCGACATCTACGACAAGATCGCGGAGCACCAGAACGTGGAGGCCCTTGAGTATCCCTTTGAGGGGCTCAATAAAATAACACACGGCCTCAGGCACTCTGAGATCGTCACACTGTGCGCGGGGAGTGGCATAGGGAAAAGCCAAGTGTGCCGAATCATTACGCACCACCTCATGAAGACAACCGACAAGCGCATTGGTTACATTGCCCTTGAGGAGTCAGTAGAGCGCACAGCATTGTCGTTGATTGGTTTAGAGATGGGCAAGTGCCTTCACCTCGAGCCCTTTGAGCGTGACGATGAGTTCAACGAGGCGTTCAAGGCCACCGTAGGTAATGGTCGTTTTTACGTTTACGATCACTTTGGGAGCTTGGCGTCGGACAGCCTGCTCAATCGGATTCGCTTCATGATCAAAACGTATGACGTTGACTTCGTGGTGCTCGACCATATCAGCATTGTTGTCAGTGGGATTGGTGATGGGAATGAACGCAGGCTTATTGACAACACAATGACCGCTTTGCGTTCCCTCGTTGAGGAGACGAAGGTCGCCATGCTGCTTGTGAGTCACCTTAAGCGTCCTGAAGGACGAGGGCACGAGGAAGGACGGGCAGTTAGTCTGTCTGACCTTAGGGGCTCCCAGGCCATAGCGCAACTGAGTGACATGGTCTTAGGGCTTGAGCGCTCTCAACAAGCTGAAGAGGTTGAGGACCGCAACAAGACAACCGTGCGTGTCCTTAAGAACCGCTTCAGTGGTGAGACTGGCATTGCTTGCACACTGGCCTACGACAAGGTGAGTGGTAACCTCTCTGAGTCACACCTTATTGATACCAACAACCCATTTTAAAACGATGAATGAAGAAAAAGAACCAACAATAAAAGAACTGTGTGAAAAATTCAAGAAACAACGACTCAACTATAAAGAACGCTACAGACGTATAGTTGCGCACGCAGAGTT